TGAGCCCGCTTTCGAGCGGGTTTTTTTATGCCTGTTCGTTGTGCAGCTCACAACGCTTTAATCGGAGTTATCCGCAATGAGTGAAGAAAAAATCCAGGAAGAGGCTGTAATAGCTGACGGTGATCTGGACACCGCCCAAGCCGTAGAAAAAGAGGAGTCGGCAACCTTGGAAACCGGGGAAAACGAGATAGAGCAGGTCTCGGAAGATTCTCCCGCGAAGCCGAAAGGCGTTCAGAAAAGAATTGGCGAGTTAACGCACAGCTGGCGAGATGCACAGCGAGAGCGTGATTACTGGCGAGATTTAGCTCTAAAAAGCATAGAACAAGCACCTAAAGCAAAGGCTGAAGAGGTGGCTCCAGCGCCAACTCTTGAAAGCGTTGATTATGACGAAGCTGTTTATCAACAAAAAATGGCTGAGTGGGTGCAAAGCAATATTGATCAAAAAGTTGAGCAACGGTTATCTGCAAAAGAGAAAGCCGCTCAGGAAGCTCAACAACTGGAATCGCAGCAAAAGCAAATTCAGTCCTTTGGCAAAAAAGCGGAAAGCTTTGCAGAGAAAGCAGCCGATTATTACGACATCGCACACAACCCCTATCTGGATGTTTCGGAGTCTATGCGAGATGCACTTATCGCAGCAGACAACGGGCCAGAAGTTCTTTACCACTTAGGGAAGAACCCGCAAGAAGCATCGCGGATTTTTCATCTGCCGCCACATGTGCAGGCGCTCGAAATTGGGCGGCTAGATGCTCGATTGTCGATGCCTCAGCCAAAGAAAACCACTTCCGCCCCACCACCTATTGACCCGCTTAAAGGCAGCTCATCCGCAGCAGTTGATGAAGATCAAATGTCGGCTGAAGAGTGGATAGCTATGCGGAATAAGCAGGTGTATGGAGCTTAATTATCAGGATTAAATCATGGCTAATACGCTAATTAACGATACGAAAATCACACGCGAAGGTCTCCGGATTCTTCATCAAAAACTTAACTTTATTCCAAATATTGACCTGCAATACGATGATAGCTTTGCTCGTTCAGGGGCTAAAATCGGCAGTCAGCTTAAGCTACGATTACCCAATCAGTTCACTACTCGAACCGGCGCTACTTACTCGGCACAAGACGTTACCGAAGCAAGCGAAACGCTGACAGTAGGAACTCAGAAGGGTATCGATTTCGAGTTTAGCTCTGCCGAGCTGACAATGGACATTGATCGCTTTTCCGAGCGGTATCTTGAGCCTGCCATGTCTCAGCTTGCGGCCACCATCGAAGCTGACGCTCTTAGCATGTATAAGGACGTTTACAACATTGCCGGGGCAGAAGGTTCCGCGCTGACGTTTAAAAACATCATGGAAGGCAAGAAGGTGCTAACTGACAATTTGGCCCCGCTATCGCAGCGAGCAGTCATTCTTGATACACAATCTTGTGTTGACATTCTCGACGCGACTAAAGGGCTGTTTCAGTCAGACAGTAACATTAAGCAGCAATATCGCGAAGGTGTTCTGGGCCGCACTGGTGGGTTTGATTGGTTTGAAAACACGTTAATGCCGCGCCATATCACTGGCACAGCAGCGGCAACCACGGGTTATCTGACCAACGATGCCTCAGCTCAAACCGGCGCAACCCTGACCGTTGATACTGGCACTACATCATTCCTGAAAGGGGATGTTATTACTATTGCTGGCGTTAACCGTGTTCATCCAGAGACCAAGACCGATACCGGTGTGCTTCAGAAGTTCGTTGTGACTGCTGACTCTGGCACCTCTGCAACCTCTTTGGCTATTAGTCCGGCCATTGTTGCTACTGGCGCAAGACAGAACGTTACTAACGGAGCAGCCAACAACCAGGCTATTTCCAAGGTAGTTGGTGGCGCAAGCGCTAATTTTGATCAGTCGCTGGCCTTCCACAAGCAGGCTTTCGCTATCGCGTTTGCTGATCTTGAAAAGCCTCAAGGTGTTGATATGTGCGCTCGTGAAATGAGCGACAACATATCACTACGGTTTGTTCGTGACTATGACGTAGCAGACGACAAGTTTAAGTCTCGTTTTGATGTGTACTACGGGTATAAGACAGTGCGTCCGCAGCTTGCCTGCCGTTTGATCTCAAACTAAGGCTAACTAAGAGTAAGGGGGGCTTCGGCCCCTCTTTTTTGGAGTAATTATGGCAACTGTCAGCCAGGCCGTAAAAAAAGCAATGCGCCTAATGTCTATCTTGCAGGTTGGTGAAGAGCCTTCAGCAGAAGAAGCTCAAGACGCAACCGAATCAATGAATGACATGCTTCATGCTTGGGAGCTAGACGGAATAACGCTTAATCATGTTGATTTATCTTATGAAGACACTCTTCCTTATCCAGAACATCATATCAAAACAATTTCTTACAATCTGGCTATAGAGCTGGCCGCAGAGTTTGGGAAAACGGCCCCAGCATCTGTGGTTGTTTATGCTGAAAACGGATACCGAAATTTACAAAATTATTACCTTGATCTTGCCGATCTCAGCGTCGATAGCGCGATTAATTCCTATTACAACCCTAACGGGAATAATTACTAATGCGCCTACCCTTAGCCACCAAAAGAGGGCAAGGCCGCTCTATACCATTGTCTGCCGAAAGGCTGATCAATATGTATGCCGAGAAAGCGCCAGATAGTGCAAAAAGTCCTGTTGTGGTTCACGGCTGCCCCGGCTATCAGGTGTTTTCTGATGTTGCGTCAAGAACAGGTGGGACGGCGCTGGGCAAGTCTATTCGCGGCATGCACAAAACCCCTTCAGACGGCCTTGTTTACGCTGTAATGGGTTCAGAGCTTGTCAGGGTCGGTAGTGACGGGCTTGTTACTCAACTAGGCACAATTGCAGGTTCTGGTCGTGTTGGAATGGCCGATAACGGCGTTCAGCTCTGTATTGTCGCTGGAGCCAGAGGCTATATTTACGATACCACCAACGGCTTACAGACGATAACTGACCGCGATTTTAACGGCGCTGATCACGTTACCGTTATTGATGGTTTTTTTGTTTTCAATAATAGAAAACCTGGGCAGCGTGGGCAGTTTTACATCTCAGCCCTCCTAGACGGGCTTTCTTTTGACGGGCTTGATTTTGCAACAGCAGAGCGGTATTCAGACAACCTAATAAGACCTTTTGCTGATCATTCTGAACTTTTGTTATTTGGTGCAGAATCAATTGAGGTGTGGTTCAACTCAGGCAATGCCGACTTTCCTTTTTCTCGCGCACAAGGGTCTGTTATTGAGCAGGGGTTGGGTGCTAGCTGGTCTGTTGAAAAACTAGACGAGTCAGTTGTCTGGCTCGATAACGAAGGCATTGTCAGACGATTAAGCGGCATTACGCCTGTTCGTATTTCCACCCATGAAATTGAAAACGCTATTTTAAAAGGTGATTGGGCTAATGCTTATTCGTGGGCCTATGTTGAAGAAGGCCACCAGTTTTATGTTTTAACGGTTCCGGCTGCGAACCTATCCCAAACAGCGGGAACCTATGTTTATGACGCAGCTACTCAATTATGGCATGAAAGAAAGTCTTACGAAAAAGATTATCTTGATTTGGGGTTTTACGTTCGCGCTTACGGAAAGCATTTAGTTGCAGACGAAAACAAAATCTATGAATTAAGCATGAATTATTATGATGAAGCCGGAGAGGATCTGGTTTCTGAAATGATCTTTCCGCAGATTCAAAATGACGGGAAGCGGTTTACGGTTCATAGCTTTCAGTTGGAAATTGAGACAGGGAACGACCCTTACTGCGCTGTTGCTGCGCCAGCTCCGACTGGGCTTTCTGTCAACGATTTGGACGGAACCTACATCTACTTTGATTACGACAGCGTTTTGTTAGGCGTATCTGGTTCGGTGGTTCGGTACGAGTTCCAACAGAGCCAGGACGGGGGGTCAAATTTTGAAATAATGGGCTATGTTAATGGCGACCAGGAGGCGATTCAGGCATTGCCTCACGGCCTAACATTCCCGTTTCCAGACCCCTGGGTATTTAGAATGAGAACCGAGGTTGACGGGAGCTTTTCCGAATTTATCACAACGACATCTTAGGGAATGATAATGGGATGCAATGATCCAAAAGTCATGCTTGATATATCCGGCAATACCCGGACTTACGACATGACACAACCATGGCGCTCAATGGGCAAAAAGGGCGAATACGATAAACGAGTGATATGGAGAAGGTTGGGCCAGCATCGCTCATTTACACCAAAAATAACCATTTCAGCGCCCGTTAAGCGTGCCGTTATCGCGGCCTATGCTGAGATAGAACCGAATGAGTAACCTTTATTTTAACGCAAGGGATTGGGTTCGGCTTGGATGTACTCAGCAGCAAATCAAGTTTCTGGAAGGTCTGCTAGAAAGAATTGGTGGCAGCGCCACGCCAGAAAACGACCTTACGGCGGTGAACACCGCCATTGCTGATGTTAATAGCGCGCTAGCGACTCTGGATAACACAGTTTCTGGCCTAACGATACAGGTGTCCGAAATACTCAATAGTGAAGATGAGCCGGAAGACCCTGAGTCTGCCGAAGTCGCAGAGGTGGTCGAGGATCTTAGGGGCGCGCTTAACATCCTGTTTT